ATTCCTGTCAAGATCGACCCAAAGCTTCTCGACAAAGACACTTTGGAGTTCCTGCAAAACAAGGTACTGAATTACTACGGGGTGTCAGTGCCTATCCTGTCCGGGGATTACACGGACGAGCAGTATCAGGCGTTTTACGAGAAAACCCTGGAACCCATACTCATCAGTTTGGGTCAGGCCTTTTCAAAGACAATATTCTCCCCACGAGAACTTGATGTAGGGAATGAGATAGTTTTTTATCCTCAGAAACTCCTGTTCACCAACGTCAAAAACAAAATAGCGGTTGCAGACATCCTGGGTAACCGGGGGGCCCTAACCAATAATGAGTTGCTTGAGTTGTTCGGGTACCCGCCATATAAGGGAGGCCATGTTCGGAATATGAGCCTTAACTACATCGATGTGATCATATCAAACGAGTACCAGCTGAAACGGGCAGGGATGAAAAACGAAGATGTTGACGACAAAAAATAAGCAATCGGAGGTGGGTAGAATATGGCAGTTGAGTTAATAGGACAAAGTCAGCGATGGCAGGGTCTTTCGAGTGATACAAAGCCTACTGATGGCGTAAGGCTCGGGGCAGAATTTTATGAAATCGATACCAAGAAAAAACTTACATACACTGCCCCAGGGTGGGTAGAGGCTGCAGAGTCTACTGTGCTAAAGGGGAGTAATTTTAATTATACCCAACTGCCGTATTTGGTAGTTGCAATATCCGGCAATTTGCTGTACGCCCAGGACCTTGCCACAAATTACATCCACAGTAGTGCGGACGGCGGCAACACCTGGTCGGGGTCACTTGCTCAGAATGTGCCCACAGTTAGGACCGGAGTTGTCACCGCAGCAGGGAACGTGGTCTTGGTTTGCCAAAATGGCGATGTATATTTGTCTACCGACGCCGGCGCAACTTTCGCCCGTACACTGGACGAGGGCAAGGATATATTGGTGGCGGGCATTGATGTAAACGGAGAGACCGTCATATTTGCCCAGTATGGGGTCGATTTGCCGGATACTTTTAAAGTATATAAATCTGCCGACGGTGGGGCGACATGGGCAGCAATTGCGGCCATGACCAAAGACACGACAGCAATAAGGCACTACCACACGGTTAAATATATCCGTGAACTTGCAACATGGATTATTACCAGTGGCGATGCAACTGCCGAAACATTCTGGTGGAAGTCCGTAGATGACGGGGGAACATGGGCACAGGTAGCAACAGGGAGTCCGCCTTATAGAAATGTTGGACTTGCGGTCATCCCCCAGAAAACAGCTGTATGGGGACATGATAGCTCCCCGGATACCGTTATATACGCGGCCAACCTCGACGATATAACAAACTATCGCAAGATAGGACACCTACCCGGCCACTGCATGGGGCTAGGCGGGTCCAAAAACATACTCATAGCATCGGTCAGAATTGAAGAGGCCGACCCGAAGGGATCGGAGTTATCGTGGGTATATGTCAGTCCTGACGGCGGGGCGACATGGGTACAGGAAGGTGTGCTTTCCGGGAGTTATTACGGACTTCTTGGACCAGATGCCGAGCACAGGTTTTACCTCCAATCTCAGACGGGGGTGGGGGCGTACATAACAACCCGTGCGGTGCCACGAAAAAACGTCAGTGCGCTTTTGCATCCTCTGAGTGCAAGCAGATCCTGGCACCCGGTGGAGATATCCCTTCTTAGTAAGGGATTTGCAGATTTTAACGACACTAATCCCAAATGGGCCGCAGCTTTAACAGAGACCGTATTTGATCCGGTGCTTGTAATAAAGAGTTCGCTGGACCAGGCTATAAAAATTCGCTTAAACAGCAGTAATGAATGGTATGCAGATGAGGCTAGTGTTTTTTATGGCCAACCCGTAACTGCTGGAAAAGATGCATTGTTAAATGGCTCCACTTGGAAGGCGCTGGGCGGGCCCTTGCCAAAAGGTTTAATACTTGGGGTTGCGGCTGATGCTGCGGCAGCCTCCGGGACACTGACGCTGACGCTATACGGCCGAGTATCAAGGTACGATGATCACCGGCATCTGAGTTAATAAAGCCCAGCAGAGTATAAAAGTGAGCCGAAAGGCTCTATTTTTTTAAGGCGGAAATGGAGGTAGATAGAGGTGGCCAAAGCTAAAACACTCCCAACAAAAGACGAGGTGGGAATGGGTAAAAATGAATTCAGAAGTTTTGAAATGGCTGAATTCAGGGCAATTCAGCAGGATGAGAAGCCTGTAATCGAAGGACATGCCGCCGTATACGGTAAAAAAACCAATATAGGCGACTGGTTTTATGAAATCATTGAGCGTGGGGCCTTCGATGATTGTGACTTCGATGATGTGTTGTTTTGCGTAAATCACGAGACAAGGAAGATACCTGTGGCGCGTTCAAGGAGAAATAATGGTAAGTCCACAATGCAAATCTCAATTGATGATCAAGGTTTGTTTGTGAAATCCTATCCTGACATCGAAAATAACGCGGAGTCAAGGAGTTTGTATCACTCAATACAGCGAAGCGATATCGACGGGATGTCGTTTATTTTCCGTGTTTCTGAAGAGCGTTGGGAAAACCTTGATCAGGATATGCCTACCAGGCACATCCTTAAAGTTAAAAAGGTATTCGAGGTGTCGGCAGTTACCATGCCGGCCTACCGCGATACCAATATATCAGCTCGTGACCAGTTTGCATTGGATAATGCGAAGAGGGCATTGGAGAATGCCCGGTCAGCGTTGGAGAACGGAAAGAATGAGCTGGAGGCGCTGAAGTTAAAGAACCAAATTCTCATGAAAATAGGGGGACTAAGCTGATGAAAAAGAAACTCCAGGCACTGCTTGTCAAAAAAGAGGCAAGGAAAACCGAACTTGGCACCAAGGCCAACGCCACTGAGGATATAAAGGAACTGCGTAGCATTAATACTGAACTGGAAACCATTAACGATGAGATTACGGAACTGCGCACCATGATCGAGGCCATCCCCAATGAGCCCGCCGCACCTACTCAGGCTGTCCCGCCCGAGGGTAACGAGCAGAGAGGTGCTACACCTCCTCCTGTGGGGGTGCCGTCAGTACTGGCCACTTACGGCGTTGCCCATGGCCAGCAGCAGAGGGCCACAGAGCCGGAAGACCGGTATGCCACCTTGGAATACAGGACGGCTTTCATGAAGTTTGCCAAAACCGGGGAGATAACTCCGGAACTTAGGGCAGACGCGATGACCGCAACCGCTGATGTAAGTGCCGTGATACCCAGCACAATCCTGAATGAGGTCATCAGGAAGGTTACTGAGTATGGTCAGATATTCAGCCGGGTAAGAAAACTCAGTATCAAGGGCGGCGTGACGGTTCCCATACTGTCGCTGAAGCCGACTGCAACCTGGATAGGTGAAAGCACTCCGTCGGACAAGAAAAAGGTAACTGCGAATACGAGTATATCTTTTAGTTACTACGGCTTGGAGTGTAAGGTATCCGTATCCTTGCTGGCCGATACCGTGACGCTGACGGGGTTTGAAAGCACCATCACCGACCTGATTGTAGAGGCTATGGTGCAGGGTTTGGATCTCGCAATAATCAGCGGGACCGGGGAAGGTAAACCTCTGGGTATCACTGTGGATACTCGGGTACCTGCAGCCCAGAAAGTCACACTTGCAGCTGCTGATTTCCTGGCCTGGGATCAGTGGAAAAAGAAAGTGTTTGCAAAGATGCCGCTTAAATATAAGGCTGGTGCATCCTTCTTCATGGCCTCCGGCACCTTCGAGGGCTATATCGACGGCATGACGGACGCTAACGGGCAGCCCGTTGGCAGGATAAATTACGGAATCACGGACGGCCCCCAGGAGAGATTCGGTGGCAAGGAAGTTATCCAGGTTGAGGACGATGTCATCGCCAACTACGACGATGCCGCCATTGGTGACGTTGTGGCTGTGTACTGCAATCTGAAAAACTATGGACTCAACAGCAATATGCAGCTGACCATGTTCCGGTATTTTGATCACGACACCAATGAGTGGGTTGATAAAGCAATCCTGATCGTTGACGGTAAGCTTATTGACCCCAACGGCGTGGTTATCGTAAAGAAAGGCGCATAATATCCGGACAACCAGTTAGTTAAAGGCGGGAGACTAAAATTCTTCCGCCTTTAGACTTGAATAAGAACGACGGAGGTATCAAAACATGTATCCTTTCAACCATAAAATGGGGCAAAAGATTCAATCACACGTGCCGGGGGTATCCTGTGACCGCTCCTTTCTGGCTCATTTTCAGGTCAGTGCGGCGGCCGCCGTAGCAACCAGCAATACGGGGGTATTGGCTGCAACAGCACTTACAGCAGAAGCCCAGGTAATAACAGAGGGGATAACCAATCCCGCCGCGCCCAGGAATATTATCGTCAAGGGTAATGCTGCGGGGGTTGCTGGCGATGTAGTTATCACAGGCACCGATTACGCGGGCGGGGCAATAACTGAAACCATTGCCCTGAATGGGGCCACAGCTGTAGAGGGCGTTAAGGCCTTTAAGACAATAACCCAGATAGATCTGCCTGTGGAGACCCATGCCGGCACAGATACGGTAAGCGCGGGCTGGGGGGATAAGTTGGGCCTGCCTTATTTGCTTACACACAATACTATTTTGGCGGCCTACCTGGATAATACCAAGGAAGGCACTGCGCCCACGGTCACGGTTAGCGCCACAGCTATCGAAAGCAATACCATTGACCTGAATAGTGCCCTGGCCGGCAAAGTGGTTGATGCCTATCTTATGGTATAAGGGGAGAGGGCATACCTCTTCTCTTCCTTGCTTAGGGGGAGAGTGATGAAACATGATTGTTACTCTGGCAGAAGCAAAGGGACATTTAAAAGTAGAGGTTGATGATGACGATGCTTATATCACCCTGCTTATCAATGCCGCAGAAGTGTTTATAACTGATATGACTGGCAAAACCTTCACTGACACGGACTATTTAGCTAAAGTAGCCTGCCTGTTATTGATCACTGAATTGTATCTGAAGCGGGCTGTGACAATAGACAAAGGTAAGGTTTCTCAAGTTGTGTTAATGATATTCACTCAGTTGAGCCTATCATAAGGGAGGCGTACCGTTTGGATATTGGTAAAATGCGGAGCCGGATAACGATAAAACAGAATACCGGCACCCAAAAAGATTCCACCGGCGCGGTCATCCCTAACTGGATAGATTACGTCTCGGTGTGGGCGGAGAAAGCACATAAGACATCAAGGAAGTTTTTTGCGGCACAGAAAGTCAATGCTGAAGTCCAGGAGCTTTTTACAATCTGGTACCGCAAAGACATAACCACTGATATGAGAGTAAGTTTTGACGGTAAAATATATAAAATCCTTGGGGCCAATGATCCCGATGACACCAAAGTCAAGCTGCATATCATATGTAAGGCGGTGGCCTAATGGCAGGCGGTGTAGTCATTTCAGGAGAAAGAGAACTATTTGCCAGGCTATCACAAATAGGCATAGAATTGGCTGGCCCAGCCAAGAAAAAAGCCCTCATGGCTGGAGCGGAAATAGTTAAACAAGAGGCGGAGGCCCGGGCCAATGGTGACCCAGGTATAGCTATAAAAATTGAGGATTCTACGGCTTTAATTGGCCCCGATAAAAGACATTGGAAATGGCGCTTTATAGAGTACGGTGTTGGTAGCCACTTGATTAGGCCAAAGAGGAAAGAAGTGCTTGCCAACAAATCAGCGGGCGAGTTTTTCGGTGAAAAAGTTAATCATCCCGGAATAGCAAAAAAACCTTTCTTGCGCCCAGCGCTGGATGAGAATGAGGACAGGATTAGGCAAGCAATACGTGAAGAATTGGCTAGAGTATTGAGGTGATGCCCTTGATTGAGGAGAGGCTATATGGGTACCTTTCCGGTTACGCGGGATTGATTGCCCTGGTGGCTGACCGGATTTACCCCCTGGTAGCCCCGCAGGATGTGGAGAAGCCCTACTGTGTGTATATGCAGGTATCGAACACAAGGATACACTCTCACTCAGGCTATAGCGGGCTACAGCGCCCCCGGATGCAGGTGTCTGGCATTGCTGAAACTTACCCTGAGGCCAAGGCGGTAGCTGACCAAGTAACTGCGGCTCTGGAGGCCTGGCCAGGGGCAGACAATGTGAAGGCGGCATTTTTCCAAAATGAAACCGACCTATACGAAGAAGAAACCGGTCTCTTTATTGTGTCGGTTGATTTCTTTATATGGCACGGTTAGAAAAAAACTATAGGAGGTAAAAATGGCAACTACATTAGCTGTTCAAAGTGTGGCGGCTACCGGGTTAAACCCAAGTTTTACTGCCGCCGATGCAACCGGGAATAACTTTCCGAATGCCGCAGGCGGCAAGACTTTTTTAGCCGTCAAGAACGGTAGTGTCGGATCTGTTACAGTGACAGTAAATTCACAGACAGAATGTGATCAGGGATTCGACCATGATCTGGACGTGGCAGTCCCGGCAGGCCAGGAGCGTTGGATCGGCCCGTTTGCGCAAAAGCGGTTCAATGACGGCGCTGGACTGGTAAGTGTAACCTACTCCGCAGTTGCAGATGTAACTGTGGCGGCGATATCGATATAAGGAGGAATGATAAATGACCCAGGCCATTCATGCATCAGGCACTCTATTTCAGCGTGGTAACGGTGCTACCCCTACTGAGGTTTTTACCACTCTTGCGGAAATTACGGAGATTGGCGGTCCCCAGCTCGAGTCTGAAGACATCGACGTCACATCCATGGACTCAAATGGGTGGCGGGAGTATGTAGCCGGTTTAAAGGATGGCGGTGAGATTTCCATTGATGGGAATTTCGTACCCAAGGAAACAACTCATGCACAGATGATTACAGACTTCAATGCTGGTACAGTGAGTAATTATCAAATCTTGCTGCCCGATGCCGAACTGGATGCAAATAAATCCAAATGGACTTTTGCAGCCAAGGTCAAATCTCTGGAATTTTCGCACCCGGCAGACGGTGTCCTTGGCTTTTCAGCCGCACTGAAGATATCCGGCCAGCCTACATTGACCCCGGGAACTTAATAGGAGGTAGCATATGAAACCGTTTATTGTTATTGAACTTGACAAGCCAAGGAACCTGCGCTTAGGTATAAACGCCTTAGTTCTCGCCGAGGAGATAATATGCAGGCCTGTGACGCAGGTTAACGCTAAGAACGCAGGTGTAAGAGAGATTAGAGCGATGCTCTGGGCTGGATTACACCACGAGGATAAAATGCTTACCCTTGAGCAAGTAGGTGACTTTATAGAAGAGGCTGGCCTTGATTATGTCAGTAAAAAAGTAACTGAAGCTCTTAAGGAGTTCACGGGAAAAAACAAGAAGGGGCCAACTGGCGAAAAGTAATTGAGCTGGCTGGCCCTCTTCGCATGGCCCCGACACAGCTTTACGATATGACTTCGGTAGAAATCCTGTATATGATCGAAGGGTACTGGCGTGAAAAAAAATTAGACCTCCAAAGAATGAAGTGGCTGGTTTGGCACATTGGCGCCCTGAACCGTCAGGCCTACCACGCAAAGAAATACCCAAGTTTTGATAAGTTTATGGGTGAGAAAAAGCAACAGAAAAAGCAAACTCCCACTGATCATAAAAACATAATAATTGCGCTGAATAAAGCGTTCGGTGGAAAGGTTGTAAATAGCAAGAGCCCCGGTGGATAAGCCAGGGCTTTTGCTATGCCTAAAGGCAGGTGGTTACAGATGTCGTCTGATGTCGGTCAATTAAATGTCCGGCTCGACTTAGATACTACGGGGCTCACAGAAGCCCTCAACGAGGCGAGGCAGAATCTATCTCAAGTTGGCAGAGAAACCAGTAGGCAAATGCAGATTTTGCAGGCCGAATTCGGAGCGGCTACAGCGAGGCTTGACGATAACGCATCCGCCACGGAAAGATTAGGTCTTAAGCAAGATTTCTTAAGTCGAAAATTAGCGGAACAAAGGAATTATCTTGCCGCCTTAAATACGGCGTATGAAAGAAGTGTCGCCGTAAGAGGGGCAGATGCTGACGCTACCCAACGTCTTGAAGTCCGATTGGCTAGGGCAAGAGAAGCCGAGGCGCAGATGGAGGGTGAACTGCGCCGAGTTAATAACCAATTGGAAGAACAAGCAAACTCTGCCAATAGGACAGGAACAAGTCTTGAACAAATTGGACCCAAACTACAAGGAATTGGCACATCTCTTATGGCCTTTGGCGCAGGCCTTGCCCTTGCTCTGGGTGGGACCGCAAAAATCGCCATGGATTTTGATGCCCAAATGTCTAAAGTTGCAGCCCTCTCCGGCGCAGTGGGTGACGAGTTTGATGCCCTTCGGCAGAAGGCCTTGGAACTGGGCAGTACTACACAGTTTTCGGCATCCCAAGCTGCAGGAGGCATGCAAGAATTAGCCGCTGCTGGTATGAATTCCAATGATATTGTTGCCGCAATGCCGGGGGTACTGGCTGCGGCTGCTGCGTCCGGAGAGGACATGGCCCTCGTTGCCGAGACTATGGGGAGTGCCCTTAACACCTTCGGCCTTGAGGCATCCCAGGCCGGCCATGTAGCCGATGTCTTGGCTGCTGCTGCGAATATGTCAGCCCTGGGCGTACAGGATATGGCCTATGGATTTAAATACGCGGCCCCTGTTGCCGCATCCTTGGGGATATCCCTGGAAGAAGTCAGCGCCGCAATGGTGGAAATGGGTAACGCGGGGATTAAGGGGGAGCAAAGCGGCACCACTCTAAGGTCTGCTATGCTCCGCCTGATTGATCCGCCAAAAGAAGCGGCGGCGGCTCTTGATAGCCTTGGTATTTCAATTACCGACAGCGGTGGCAAGATGAGGCCCATGGGCGACATCATTGGGCAGTTTGAAACCAAGCTTTCCGGCATGACCGAAGCACAGAAAGCTCAGACCCTGGCCACCATATTTGGGACTGAAGCGGTTAGTGGGATGATGGTCCTAATTGAGCAGGGCGCTGTCGCTTTTGAAAACTATACAAGCAAGTTAAAAAACAGCGGAGGGGCCGCAGCTGAAACAGCAAAGATAATGCAGGATAACCTCAAGGGTAGTATGGATCAGCTTTCGTCCTCCCTGGAAGGTGCGGCTATCAGTATAGGGTCCGCATTGGCCCCGGCTATTAGGGTAGTTGCTGATGGCATATCTGAGGTTATAAGCAGATTCAATCAATTACCTGAGTCGATGAAAACAACGGCTGCAGTTGCCAGTGCAGTAGCGGCTGGATTTGCATTAATAAGTGGTCCAATACTACTTTTGATAGGTTCTTTGCCCACCATTACAGCTGGCTTTACAACATTAACCGGAGCGCTCGGTCTGTCGGTAGGGGCTGCCACGACTGCAGGGGCAGCTGCGGCTACGTCCGGAATATCTTTTGGTGCTTTGGGAACAGCCCTTTCTGCTCTTACTGGACCTGTCGGTATTGCTGTTGCAGCATTGGGATTGATTGCCTATAAGCTATCGGAGGATGCGGTCCAGGTTGATCTGTTTGGAGGCAAGGTAAGCGAAGCAACACAGAAAGCTGTTACGGCCTTTCTCGATTTGAATACTCAAGCTACTACTGCGCTGAATCAGCTTAACTGGTCAGGCCAAGCTGTGTCAAAAGAGGCTGCTGATGGTATTGTAAAGAACTTTACCGGCATGAAGGACCAGGTCGTAGCGGCTATGCAGCAGCAAAACCAGGAATCCCTGGCCTCCATGCGCCAGTTTTTTGCCGAGAGTGGGGCTCTCACTCAGCAGAATGAAGCTGAGATACTGGCTAAAATACAGGAGACCGGCCAGGCTAAAATCTCGGCCACACAGAACAGTGAAGCAGCTATAAAGCAAATCCTTGAAGCTGCGGCCAGCGAAAGACGCGCCTTAACCGAACAGGAAAAGAATGATATTGTGGCAATCCAGCAGGCCATGGTCAATGAAGGTATACGGGCACTGTCTCAGGGTGAAGTAGAGTCAAAGATCATTCTTGAGCGCATGGCCCAGCAGCATGAAGAAATAACTGCTCAGGAAGCCGCTGCGGTTGTGG